ATAATCAAAACTATCAACCTTCTCTTGTAGAGGCTGGTGCTGTTTATAACACTTACTATATTAAGTTTAATGAGTATGACAGATCTGCTTATCAGTGGGGTGATTTCATCCCAACAGACAGTATGATCATCATTGCAGCAGTTGTTGGATCTACAATAGATGGAGAGATTAGTACTTTCTTAAATACAGCTCTTGGTCCTATTGCAGCAGTGACTCTTAATACTACTTGTGCTCCAACCACAACTAGTACATCTACTACTGCAGGCCTAACTACAACTACAACTTCTACTCTATTCCCATAAGAATAGTAGAATTGTTTAACCTAAATGTCAGAGGTATGAGAGGATTTCTCTGTCCTCTGACATTTTTATTTAAAGCAATATGGCAAATTTAAATTTAAAGATAGTAGTATTACCAACATACGATGTTGAGTCAATAAATGTAACAGATGCTTCTACCTATCCAGATCCTGATGCAGTGAGTGATGCTTTTTTAGTAGCAACCCCTCCAGGATTTGACCCTGTAAATATTCCTTTTAATGTAGAGAGTTATAACATACTCACTTCTGATGTCTTAGGAATATCAGAACCAGATATTAAGATGCCATTACCTGATGGTATATACCAATTTCATTATTCTATATTTCCTACGTCTGTTGTTGAAAACAACACCAAGATTACTATAATGAGAGTGGATCAACTTCAGGAGAAATTTGATAGTGTGTTTATGACCTTGGACATGATGGAATGTGACCAAGCAATCAAAACACAAGCAAAAGTAGATTTGAATACAATATATCTTCTTATTCAGGGCTCTATAGCAGCAGCTAACAACTGTGCTATCACAGAGGCCAGTGAGCTTTATGGTAAAGCATCTCAGATGCTGGACAACATGCTTAAAAAGAATTGTGGATGTAGTGGTAATAACTATATGAATAATTTTCCTTAATATGAAAGCAACATGTACAGGGTGTGGAGCTCAAATGGGTTGTGGATGTCAGTTGACAAATGGACTATGTCCAGCCTGCTTAGCTAAACAGCAAACGAAATAATGTTAACTCCTAAGATAACATATTGTAAAGAATGCCCAGCCATCTTACCTTTGATTGAAAGCATCAACTGTAAGTTGCATGCATTGAGCCTAAGTGCATACAATAACATTGTATTCTCTTTAAACCTCAATATAAACCAATCAACTGCATTAAGTCTCTTGCATTACAAGAGAATATTAATGTATAAACTTGTAAATTCAGATTATGCTTGTCAATTTAGTGTAGAACAAATTGCAAGCAGAGTAAAAATATTAACAGTAGGAGGAAAAGTAAGTGATTGTTCTTGCAATGAAATTGTAATAACAACTACTACAACCACTACAATAGTCTGTTGTTCATATGTATATAATGTATCAGCTGCCTTATGTCCTGACTGTTTCTTTATAGGACCAGGTACAATACGAAATGCTACACAATTATCTGATGGAAAATACTTTCTTAACACTACTAGTAATTTAATTGTTGTAATAAATGGATTAGGAACATGTAGTACTAGTGATCCTAATACTTTCTTTAATGACGAAGATGGTTTAAACTCTTGTGATGAGATTAAAGGTTTTTGTGCTACTACTACAACCAGTTCATCATCTACATCTACTTCCACCTCAACATCTACATCTACTTCTACATCTACTTCAACAACTACATCAACAACAACACCTACACCAATAACATCAACAACAACAACACCTACACCAACAACTACAACTACCACAACAGTTGCACTTACTACTACTACTTCAACTACTGTAGTAGCACTAATGGCTAATTGTGTAGGTTGTGGTGGTATAGTACCAAATTATTATGTTGGAGTACATGAATTTTGTATTAATTTAGAGCCTGAAGGAGGAGTAGTTATATATCAGCTCTATGCTGAGGCTAACTGTGACAAGTTTGAGATTATTCATAATGGGGTTAAAAAGGCTACCTCAGGTATGACTGTAGCTAATGGAGGGCCATTTGATGATTTATATGGTCCATCAAATATGCCTATATCTCCTGATGAGCTTGATGTAAATCAATTTATAGGAACAGCTAGTCATGCAGCTGGAGGAATTGTTCCAACTAGAAATGCTGCATTTGCTGCAGCAAATCCAAGCTTATCTTATATAACTGTAGGAGCTGGTTATGCCCAACTTATTTGGTGGAATTATACTCCAGCAGATTATGCAGTTAATCCTAATGTGATAGTTAGAGTTACTACTGGACACAGTTCAGATTATGGTATGCAAAGAATGTGTCCTACTCCTGTAGGTACTACTACTACCTCTTCTTCTACTACTACTCCTCCTACTTGTAAACAATATACTTATTCAGTAACAGCTGCAGATAGAACTGCAGCAGATGATGGTATAGTATATATAAGAGTTAAAGGTTGCACTGGAATTATATATGCTATAAAAGAAGTAATTACACATACTTCAACAAGTATATGTGCAGATTCTTCAGTACCACCATTTGAATATATTCTTGTTGGTGGAGTTGAAACAGCAGTAGCAGTTCAACCTACACAAACTGGCAATTGCCCTTAATAAATTAAAAAATAAATAACATGAGCTGTTCAAATTGCTTTAATGGATGCGCAGGGCCTGTATCAGACAAATGCGTTAAATATACAGGGATAGATATCCCTGGTCTTGGTATTGCCAATGGTGATACTTTGCTGCATGTGGAAAATAAAATTACTGAAAAGATATTAGGATTGATGACAGGAGAAGAAATTATACCTGTAATTGATCATACTGTTATTTGTGATTTGGTAAGTGACTTTTTTCCTTACTGTCCACCACTTACTCTTAATGATGTACTTACTGCATTTGTAAAAGCTATTTGTGTTCTTGATGAAAGAATAGTTGAAGCTGAAGATCAATTGGCTGCTCTAAATGAATCTTATGATATAGACTGTCTTGTAGGAGTAGATGCTTCTTCAGATACTCATGATGTAGTTCAGGCTGTCATAAATAAAGTATGTGAAGTATCTGCAGAGCTCACTGCCTTTAAAGAGGATGTAGAAAATCTTTATGTTAAAGAAGCAGATATACAGGGTATTGTTAATACAGCTATTAGTACTGCTCCTGGTGCAGGTAAGAATTACGACAAGATGGTTCCTTATATAGTTTATCCATATTATGGTTCTATAGCAAAATTTGGTATAACAGGAGTAGGAAGTGATGAGTGGGAAAAAGTCTATCTATGTAATGGTGCCAATGGCACGCCTGACATGCGAGGAAGAGTTCCTGTAGGAGTTATTGTTATGGGTAATCAGGCACTTGAATCTGAAGTTGATCCTGCTACTCCTAATGCTGGTAATCCAGATTATATCATCAATGCAAAAGGAGGAAGTAATTTGGTAAAACTTACCAGTGTAGATCAATTACCTAATCATACTCATAATCCTGTTAAAATAACTATTACTGATCCAGGACATTCTCATCCTAATTCTTCACAAAACCCTACTAATGGTAGTGGTAGTGTCTTTGGTTATAATGCTGTTGGTGATGAAGATCATTTTGGTTTAAAATCTACTGAATCTGCACCTACAGGATTAAAAGGGGGACCAGGAACCCAACCTACAACAGTGGGACAAAATGTGTGGGCAGAGAACACACCAGTTGGTATAGGTGCAGGGCATGACAATATTCAACCTGTGCGTGCCCTTTATTATATAATGTATAAACCTTAATAAAAAAAACCATGTGTTATCCATATACAACTTGTAAATGTTCAGGTAAAACTGGCGCCTGTGATCCTTCTAAATCAGAAAATACTACTTACACAGGGCCTGATTTGCCTTTTACAGGCATAGAAACAAATGACAATATGACTGTTGTCATTCAGAAGTTAAATGATGCTATTGCTGCATGTTGTAGTACAATCACAAGCACAACTACACTTACTCCATCTACTACTACAAGTACAACTACAGCAGCTGTAACAACTAGTACATCATCAACCAGTGCATCAACTTCTACGTCAACAACTACTGTAAATCCTTTCTTTATTCCATTATACATAGTAAACAATTCTTGTTGTACTCCTGCTGATAGTACAGTGAGATTGATGGATGCACCAGCATTCAGTGGACAAGTTGCTGGTAGTGTAATTACAGGAACAGATGGCAGAGCATATACATTGACACTTGCTGGTTCTATTATGGGAGCTCCTAATACTCCTATTCTTCAAAATGGTTCAGATACTGGTCTTTATCCTAATTGTACCACATGGAATGGTACTAATCTCCTTGGATGTCCAACTACTACATCAACAACTACTTGTAATGGAACCTCATATTCTTACACTATCAGAAGATATACTTGTACAGCTTGTAATCTTTCAGATTCTGTAACAATTCTTAATGCAACCAAACTTACTATTGGTTATTGGTATTATGATCCTAATTCTGGTCATGCTTTCATAGTAGATACATTTAATGGTTGCAGTGGCTCTGCTCCTAATAGAACTGTCTTAGATTCAACTCAAAGATACAGATGCAATCAATGGATAGGTTGTCAATCAATAACTACAACTACTTCTACATCAGGAGCACCAACAACAACAACTACAACTTTGCCTCCTACAACAACAACTACAACTGCACCTCCTACAACAACATCTACTACAACACTTGGTACTAATTTCTTACCTGTAAGCAATGGTGGTACTATTTTATATAGTAGAATCTATTTGCCAACAAGTACTATTGTAACTGGTACTTTTACAAGTTATAGAAATCCTTCATTAGTAACTGCATCTGCTAACAGAATAGCAACTATAAACAA